GGTGGCGGTGCTTATAATGGTGGTGCTGGTCCATCATCGGGCACTGCAGGCGCTGCAGGAGGAGCAGGATATTTTGCTGGCGGTGGCGCTGGTAGTGGTGCTTACAACAATGGTTCCGTTGGAACTGGTGGCGCATCTACTGGATTTAGTAGAACTGCCTCTAATGGTGGTGCTGGAATAGCAGGAAATGCTGCTGGTATGACTGGTGGAGCAGGCGGTGGTGGCGGTGCTGGTGGTCAAGGAGCAGGCTCAGGTGGCGCTGGCGGTGTTGGCGCTGTGTTAGTTTATTGGTAAAAGGAGATATAAATGGCTACATTTGCAGTAATACTTGATACTAAAGTAATTAATACTATTGATGCACCTTCTTTAGAAGTTGCAGAAGAAGCAACTGGGCAGACCTGTATTGAATATACAGATAGCAACCCAGCAAGTATTGGTTATACATATTCTGATGGTGTGTTTACTGCACCTGCTGAGTAAATGATTTACGAAACCTCAGATATACAACGAACTATTGACGATTCAGTAGACGAAATAGAAGCATCAATAATTTAAGGAGCATACGTGGCAGGTCGTGATATTACCGAAGGTCGTGCCGAACGTGCGATTGCAGTTGACATAGGTATTGTATCTGATGGAAGAATCTGGCAGAATACAAATGAATCATACGATGTAGCAATCGGTGGACAACCATTCTTCTATGCCATCAATGATGCACGTCCTTACATCCGTCAGACTGCTCCATTCCGCAAGGAACAATTTGATAATCAGACTGAGCCAGGGGAGCAATCGCTAACTGGCTGGTGGATTAGAAGTCAGATGTCGTTTCATTCTGGAACAGGAATTAAATTCTTTGACCCTGCTACTACCGATGAGGTAGGTCACTATCGCTTTGCTGATAGCAAGGGTGTAGATGTCTGGACCAAGGGACAGGCAACACTACTTAAGTCCTGCACCTCTGGTCATGATACTAATGGTCCTATTGGCGCTAACCTTAGCGTTCAACAACACCTACGCTCTATCAAGTGGGGAACTGACTCTGGTGTATTACTACACGATGAGTATGATGTTGATAAGATTTCAGTAGATGACCCAGGAACTCCAGTTCATTTCATTGATTATAACGCTGGTATTAACTCACCTGTTTATGCTATATGTGATGACGGAACATTTGCCTATTGGATTACCAATACAGCAACCAAGAAGACTGTCTATAAGAAGGCTCTTACTGGTGTGGCTGGTGCTGGTGATGTAGTAATGTTTGATGAAATTGGAACAGTGGCTAATGCCACTATGGAATATGTCAAAGACAGAATCATCCTATGTGCTGATAATAAAGTGTATGAGTTTGCTACATCTGCTGTCGCTAAGCCAACTCCCGTGTATACTCACCCAACTGTTACTCACGTCTATACATCTATTACCGCATCAGGTCCTGCTATCTACATTGCTGGATACAACGGTATTCAATCAACTATTCAAAAGTTCACACTATCCACAGCAGGTATAATGCCTACGCTAACACCAGCAGTAGTAGCAGCAGAATTACCAGTTGGTGAGATAGTTCACAAAATTTATTACTACCTTGGTCATATGATGATAGGAACCAACAAGGGTATCCGTGTTGCTGCAGTATCAGACCAAGATGGCTCACTTGATTATGGTCCACTTATTGTAGAGACAAGCCAACCTTGCTATGACTTTGCAGCCCGTGACCATTATGTATGGTGTGCTACTGGTGTTGATGGTGAGCCTGGAGTAATCCGCATTGACCTTAGTAATGAACTAGAAACACTACGTTTTGCCTATGCTAATGACATTTACTTTGCAGGTATTACTGGTCATCAGACTACAGGCTGTGCATTTATTGGTGATACTAACCGACTAGCCTTTGTTACTTGCAACGCAAGTTCGGTTGATGGTGCTATCTATGTTGAAGATGCTTCTACTTTAATTGAATCTGGCTATATAACTACAGGTAACATTCGCTATGGAACACTAGAGCCTAAGAACTACAAGCGCCTACTAGCGCGTGGTGATTACACCTCTGGTTCAATGACTCTTGAAACTGTGGACAAAGATGGAACTGAGTATGACCATATCACCTACGACGCGACAATCCTTCCAATTGAAATTGAAACCACTAAACCTGAAACAGCCCAGGAATATATAGCCTATAAATTTATTCTTAATCGTGATGCAACAGTCACATCAACTGGTCCTATCTTTAAAGGATACCAGGCTAAGGCAACAATCGCAACACCACGTCAACGCATTATGCGCTTCCCTGTTTATTGCTTTGATGTTGAAACAGATAGATACAATGTTCAAGTTGGTTACGAAGGTAAGGCACTGGCTAGGCTCTTAGGTCTTGAAGAGTTGGAAAGTAACGGCGATGTGCTTATCTGGCAAGACCTGACTACTGGCGAGCAACGCCAAGTTGTTATTGAGCAGACCTCATTCACTCGTATGACACCACCTGATAAACGCTTTGATGGTTTTGGTGGAGTCATTGACATAACTATTAGGACAGTATAATGACAATTATGAACTGGGCTTCACTTGCCTTAGCCATCATTGCAATAGTAACAGCATTCGCTGGAACAATAAGATGGATGGTTAAGCATTACCTATATGAACTCCGACCTAATGGAGGCGGAAGTCTCAAGGACCAAGTGAATCGCCTAGAACGTAGGCTAGATGAAGTCATTGATATGTTGATTGACCATAAGAGGTAGAAGATGTCACTTAAAAGTCAGAACGGTTGGACCGCTAGTGATGATAGGAATGCCATAGGTGTTAAGAACTTTATCGTGCCTGGAACTACCCGTCACTTTGCCGTTGCATCTGCAGTAGCACCAATCTTGATTAACTTTGCAGCAGAGTTTCATAAGAAAATTAGTAAGATAGATGTAGGGACATATGATGACTGGGGCTATAACTTTGCACTCATCCCAAATCAGAAGGACTACTCCAACCACGCTAGCGGTACTGCTATAGATATAGATGCAACCCTACATCCTTGGAAGAAGTCAGGAACATTCTCCATTAAGAAGACAATTAAACTCCGCAGGATTGCCAAGAAGTATGGCATCAGATGGGGTGGAGATTATAAATCTGGTTGGAAAGATGAGATGCACTTTGAGATAATAGAAACACCGTCACAAGTCAAGGCGAGAATCGCCAAGATGAAACTAACTACACCGAAGGTGAGAAAATAATGAAAGACCTAATCGCAAAACTAAAGAACCCAAAGACTAAGGCTGCTTTCAAGTCTTATGTCCGCGCTGTTCTAGCATCTGCTATTACTATGGGTATAGCCTTGGCTGCTAACATAGCACCTGAGTATGCTGTCCTTATCGGTGCTCTTGCTGCACCTGCTGCCAAATGGGCAGATAAGGCTGAAAAGGAATACGGCGTAGGGTCTGATACACCTGCAGAATAGCCCTTAAAACGGCCCAGAAGGCCCCTTAGAACGACTAGAACCCCTTACCTTAGTGATTATACTAGGGCGAGGGGTTCTTTTGTCATTCTCACGATATGACTAGGGTTTAATCAGCGTCTTCCCAGTCCTCAAATTCAGCATCTTCCAGATGGTCTAACATAAGATGGATTCTCTTATGGTCTACCCTGGAACGATACTCGTCTATGACGGATAGAACTAGGTGGACTAGCAGGGTTCCTAGAGAGGCTCCGAAAAACACAGCCCAGAATATTTCACTTGACATAGTACTCCTTAGATATTAATATATATTATAATCTATTATATATTATAAAGGCTGAAAGCCTTTTATATATATTATCTTATATATCAATTATACTCATAGCCTTCGGCTATTGTCAACTTATTACACCAATCAAACAATTGACAAAACCCAACTTTCTGCTAAACTTTTCCTATGTCAATCGAACTAGAAGAATATACACTACCAGAGCATATATCCTACTCAGCATTCACCACCTATGTGGCGTGTGGCTATCAGTACTATTTGGGACGGCTACTCAACAAGAAGGAAGAGCCATCGGTCTGGTCCGTCGGTGGTTCTGCCTTCCACCTAGCCTGTGAGAACTATGACAGGACAACCATATGATGCAAGACCCAGTAAGAGAATTATGGGACCAAGCTTGGGTAGAGTGCAAGGGAGACTTAGACCTAACCAACGCTAGAGTGGCGGGTCGCTCTACCAAGATTAACCCTAACAAGGAAGATGTTACTTTTTGGCAGAATACAGGGCCAATGTGGGTACAGAACTACATCGCTTGGAGAGAGGCGAACCCTCATTGGAAGATATGGGTAACTCCAGACGGCGAGCCAGCAATTGAACTTGCGCTGACTCCCGTCGTGGCTGGAGTACCTATCAAAATGATTCTCGACCGAGTGTTTGAAGTCAATGGGCAACTTGTCATTGTCGACCTCAAAACCTCAAAAGAAACACCAGCAAGTAGCCTACAACTTGGATTCTATAAACTAGGGCTAGAACAAGCCTTCGGTATAGAAATCAAGTGGGGTAATTACTACATGTCTCGCGGTAGCAATACTGTGGAGATGGTTGATTTATCTCAATACACCTTTGACAAGATGGAGTATTTGATAGAACAATTTGATAAAGCACGAAAGGCAGGTATATTCTTGCCCAACACAAACAATTGCCAGTATCTCTGTGGGCTCACAGCACACTGTCAATTCTCTACAAAGAAGGATAAATAAATGGCTAATGAAGACTGGAAGTTACAGGTATCTTACACGATACCAAATGGTCCAATGATTAACGTAAGAGCACAAAGTGCGGATGAACTATCCGTATTGCTTGAAGGCACAGGAGATTACTCTACTCAGATTGCAGCAGTTCAGTCACTGATTAAGGCAGCGTTTGCAGCAGCCCCTTTGGTGACGCCGCCTACAACGGTAGGCACAGAGCAAGCGCCATCCTCAGTTCCGCCCCAGGCATCGGTAGCACCCCCTTCCTCAGCACCAGGAGGAGCAGCGAGTCCGACATGTATTCACGGGGCTCGGAAGTACAAGTCGGGAATCTCGGCAAAGACGGGAAACCCATACGCGATGTGGGTATGTCCACTGCCTCAGGGCGCGGACCAGTGCAAGCCAGCCAACTAGAACAAGCAGAGATATTTCCATTTTAACTAACTAAGGAGGGGACAATGCGTACACTAGTCAGGTCAGTTGGGAAAGCCAGTATTGGTGGCGAACCCCTCCCTAGTTGTTTTAGGGCCTTTGAGGCAAGCAAGATTATAATCCGTCGTTCAGAAGTGTCAATGTTTGCGGGTGCTCCAGGGGCAGGTAAATCAACACTTGCCCTAGCACTTGCACTCAAGACCAATGTACCAACCCTGTATATATCAGCAGATACTAATGCTCACACAATGGCTATGCGTTTAGCCTCTATGATATCTGGCAAGAGCCAGACCGATGTTGAGCAACTTATGAATACTGATGAGGGTTGGACTAAGGCTGTCCTTCGTAAGGGTAGTCATATCGTATGGTCATTTGAGTCATCCCCAACCCTGGAAGATATATCAGAAGAAGTGCAAGCATTTGAAGAGCAATGGGGTTGCGCCCCCTCAATGATTTTTATAGATAATTTAATGGATGTAGCCACAGATGGTGGCGAAGAGTTCGCATCTATGCGAGCCATTATGAAGGAGTTGAAATATCTTGCTAGGGCAACTAACGCAGCGATTGTCGTACTACATCACACTTCGGAAGCAATTCCTGGCACACCTTGTCAGCCAAGAAGCGCCATACAGGGCAAGGTATCTCAGTTACCTGCCCTTATATGTACACTCGGCACGGTTGGCACATCGATGGGCGTGGCATCAGTCAAGAATCGCTATGGACGCGCTGATGCAGGAGGAACGCTAATGACTTGGTTAGCATTCAACCCTGAGTATATGTATGTAGAAGATATTCCAGAGAACGCATGACAACTAGGAAAAGCCATAAGGCTAGAGGAGCAACTTTTGAAACAGACATTCGTGATTGGTTTCGTAGTAGGGGTTATGATGCCGAGCGTTTGGCGAGAGCTGGCGCAAAGGATGAGGGCGATGTCGCTATCAAGGCGGACTTCTTCGGAAGTATCGGCATACTTGAATGCAAGGCCCCAGGGGCAGGCAACGCTATTTCGCTTAGCGGTTGGGCGAAGGAATCGCAAGTCGAAGCAACGCATTATGCGGAAGCAAGAAACCTTGACCGCGATACCGTACTCCCTGCTGTCGTAATCAAAGCAAGAGGCAAGTCCATTGATGATGCATATTTAGTATTGAGGTTAGGCGATGTATTCTGATAATGATTTACCAGACATAGTAATGGTGCTAGAGCACTACGGGGCAACAGTTCGTAGAACTAGTGGACAAATAAACATTAAATGTCCATTCCATGACGACTCCCACGCTAGCGCTAGTTTTAATACAAAAGAGAATATATTTAATTGCTTCGCATGTGGAATGCAGGGTAACAGTTTACAGATTATAGCCAAGCAAGAGAGGGTGGACATACGTGAAGCAAAATCTTTCGCAGAGGGAATTACTGGCCAAAGCAGCACTCAAGTACGCGGAAAATATTCATCTGGCCGAAGATTACCTAGCAAGTCGGGGAATAACAAGGGAGGTGGCTCGGGTGGCACGATACGGCGTAGTCTCGGAGCCTGAGGTGGGACATGAAGCATTTATTGGACGATTATCAATACCGTATATTACCAAGACGGGGGTTGTCGATTTGCGTTTTCGTAGTCTTAATCCTGCTGTTGAGCCGAAATATATGGGGATGACTGGAGCAGAAACAAAGATGTACAATGTACTAGACATTGACAGAGCAGGAGATTGGATTGGGGTGTGTGAAGGTGAGTTGGATACTATTACTCTCAGTGGTTGTGTCGGTATTCCTTGTGTTGGTGTGCCAGGCGCTAATTCCTGGAAGAGACACTACACGCGATTACTCGCAGACTTTGAAAGGGTCTTCGTCTTTGCTGATGGCGACCAACCAGGTAAGGAGTTCGCTACATCTCTTGCGAGAGAGTTACCAGTCACAGTCGTCCAACTCCCAGAAGGAGAAGATGTCAACAGCGCCTACGTTAAATACGGAGCGGGATACATTAGAGAAAAGGCAGGACTAGATGGATAAGATACCACCTTGCTCTATCTGTGGAGAAGAGTTCAATGATATATTTGAAGCGACGGACCACTTACTAGAAGATAACGAATCAGAGTTTGACCCTAAACTTATACTACCTAATGGTTATACATTGATGGTTGGTTCTCTACTTAGATGCTTGTACGATAATGCTGATAAACCTGACGAAATAAAACAGATTGTCCAGTCTACATACGCCACGCTATATGCAGCAGAGACTAACCCTGGTGCAATGAAAAATATCATAGAAGATATGGTAGTGCATGACACTATGGTAGATATAGATGTCCAACTTAAACAATTAATAAAAGAAGAGACACACAAAAATGAAGATGGAGAATGAAGAGATATGGAACATAATAGAACACCTAACAAATCAAGGATTCCAGGTTACCAAATACGAAGTGATGAAGAACCCACGCGCCCTTACGCTGTCGCTCGTCGTGCCACTCTTGAATTCGACGATGAGGTAAGGATTGTTTACGATGAATTGATGTCACTACTGCTGTCAAAGCATAGGGACTACGGCCCGAAAAACATCTCAGATGCACCTGGGGGTGCACTTAACGGCCTTCGAGTAAGGATGCATGACAAGTTGGCTCGCATCAATAACTTAATAGATACGGACTCAAGTCCAGAGCATGAAAGTTTGGAAGATTCATTTAAGGATATGGCTAACTATGCAATCATCGGATTGCTAGTACTTAGGGGAAAGTGGGACAACTAATGAAAGTATCAGATATTTATAAATATAAAGATGACCAGATGGAGCACTTTGATTGTGCGGAAGATGCTATTGCCTTCTATCTTTATTCTCTTGCAAAATCAGTAGACCGTTTAACTAAAACAATTAAGGATAAGTAATGGAGATAAAACGATTCGGCCCTTACAAGGGCAGTGCTCAGAATGGTGGTAGACCTATCTATGTATACAAGAAAAAGGTAAACGGTAAATGGGTTACTACCTCTAGCAATAAAGCACGTGTTGACTACGAGAAGGCTCATGGCACTACTCTATCTAGAGATACCGATGTAGACCACAAAGATAACAAGGGTCGCAAAGGTAGCGACAGCATCAGCAACCTTCAGGCTATGTCGCATTCAAAGAATGTGGCTAAAGGAAATGTTAGCCGTGCTGTTAAGAAGGTTGTCAAGAAAGTTATTAAAAAGGGGACTAAAAACAAATGAAAACTATCGTTTGCATTTCCGATTTGCAAGTACCGTACCATGATGTAGAGGCGACGAAGGCTGTAGCAAAATTCATTAAGGCTTACCAGCCTGACACGGTAGTATCCTGTGGTGATGAAATGGATATGCAGACAATCAGTAAATGGAGCAAGGGCACTGAGTTAGAGTTTGAACGCTCTATTGGTAGAGACAGAGATACGACTCGCCAAGTTCTTTATGACTTAACTGTTGAGCATATGGTCCGTAGTAATCACACAGATAGATTATTTAATACTGTTGCTATGCGGGCACCAGGATTGCTTGGTCTACCTGAACTACAGTTGGAAAACTTCTTAGGACTTAAAGAACTTGAGATAGAATACCACGTTGACCCGTATGAGTTAGCACCAGGTTGGCTACTAATGCATGGTGATGAAGGCAATGTCCAGCCTACTGCTGGTGCTACTGCGCTAGGCTTAGCAAAGCGTTCAGGCATGAGCGTGGTATGTGGACACACACATAGAATGGGATTGACACACCAGACTCAGACATATCGTGGCGGTAAGCCTAAGACTATATGGGGTATGGAGCTGGGCAACCTAATGGATTATCGTAACGCTAAGTATATTAAGGCAGGACTATTCACTTGGCAGCAAGGCTTCGGTATCCTGCATGTAGATGGAAAGACAGTCGTACCACAAATCGTACCAATCGTGAACAACTCATTTACCGTAGATGGTAAGACTTGGAAGTGGTAAAAAGTGAAGTGGGAACGCATTGAGCCCTGGGACTACATCGTAGTCTCAGTGGCATCGGAATACCATAAGAAATTTAACATGGTTGAGTTGGCTGATGTAAAGCAATCACTATACCAGTGGTTTGTAGAGCATCCAAACAAGTTAACTGAATGGGAAACAATTGGTAATCGTGATGCTAAGAACTTAATCTATCGTTCGCTTAGGAATCAAGCACTAGATTATTGTCAAAGATGGAAGGCCAAATCTCTTGGCTATGAAATTGATGATGTATTTTATTATGACCCAGCAATTGTTGAGGTGCTACTACCTTCTGTGTTGCGGAAGGAATTGTTAACACCTGCTAAGGAAAACTCTGAAGGACCTAAGCAACCAAGCGCCCCCGCTGAGGGTGGCAACTTGGTCACTATGATGGTCGAAGTCGATATTGCTTATTTAAAACTCAGTGATGAAGAACAGAACTTATTGTTCTTACGATTCGCTGATGCTGCTGACTATGCTGATATTGCTTCTACTCTCAACATCGAGAGTTCTGATGCCGTCCGTATGCGAATTAAACGAGCAGTTCGCAAACTTGTTAACAAGATGGGCGGGTATCGCCCGTATCTAGAACATGATTCTAGCGATGAAAGCGCCGATTCCGAAAGTGAATTGGTAGAGCAGGTAGATACAGAGGCAACTGAAGAGTAAGAACATAATGCCATATATACTATCCAGGGTAGGTCCTCTCGGCTGGGTCTACCCATTGTTCGGCTAGATGCTCTTCAAGTTCCTGTTCCATTCTGATGTGTAATTGCTGAACCTGAGTTAGCAATTGCGCTGGTGTTACTAAATATCCACGCGATGGATTCGGTGGTATATTACAAGTGATAGGGCGTGTAGAATTCCATACCACTTCTTTAAGTATATCGGTTGGTATAATCAGTACTGAACTTTCTAGAACGAATGCCCAGTGAGATGCTTTACTAACTCGCACCCCTGAAGGTTTCCAGGAATTATCTTTTACATAGTAACATTCAGTTTCAATATAAAGATTACCTGTTTCCTTCCAGCGTCTATCTGTTTTAACTTCAACGGTGTCAAGAGAAAGCAAGTCTGCGACCTTGCTCTCCCCTAATTCTCCAGCCCGTAAGTCTATATCCCAATCGCTATTCTTCACGAACTAGGCTCAACTTAGGTCTAGGAGTTTCTTCTTCCATGTTTGATATTTCATTAAGTAAATCTTCTATCTCTGCTATTAACTTCTCTCTGTAAGCCATTTCCTTTGCAGAATAATCTGTCATCTATCCTCCTGTGCTGTAGAATCCGCTACCCTTGAAGTGGGCAGGTGTTGCTAGTATGACTCTTGTAGTTAATCGTTGGCAGTATTGACACTTGGGAGCAGCGTCCCTATTGTCTATTGACCTATAGTGTTCTTCCGATGTATCGCATGTGGAACATTTATACTCATAGTTAGGCATATCCTACCCTCCATGTTTGTGTCGAATGCGCTCTATAATAGAGCAGGCTACTCATTAGTACCACCAGTTCTTTTCGTGGAATCGTAGAGCGTTGCATGGAGTTCCATATCTGTATTCAATGTAGTCCCATCCCCTTTCTATCTGCTCGATTGGTCGAGATTTAGGCGACAGCCCAAGTAATTGCGGTATGCCACCAGCGTTTTTACCCATTACCTTTATAGGGTTATAGGCTTTCTTTCTCCAGTTGCTTTCTTTCTCCCATAACTTATCTAGACATTTCCATTGTCTGGCTTCCCACCTAGATACTACATCTCTTGCATAGGCTTTGCTATCTAACTTAGTCCACTTGGTGGGTTCATTATTTAGTTCTGGACTAGTTGCTGCGTGTATTGGTACGAAATACGCTAGTGCTACTATCGCTAGGATAAATAGTGCTAATCGCTTCATGTTACCTCCTTAGATATGGCTTCACTCTGCTATAGAAATGCATAGCAATTCCTTGTGGGGTAAATGGGTGGTAGTCTGTAGATTTAACGCCAGCCATTGCTAAGCGTTCACCAGCAAGCATACCACCCCATATCCCATATGGCAAATTATCAAACAACATGCCCTCTTTAAGGCATTCTGTTTTCTTGTCGCAAGACTTACATATTGCTAATGCAACATTTATCTCCTGTGCTTTTGCTTCCGCTTTTGCAACACCACCGCTACCTCGTCCAAGTTCTGGAAACCATAGGTCAGGGTTATCACTACCCTCACAAGCGCCAACGATGCGTTCTTCTGTCCTTATTACATCCCTTACATATTCGGCTCTACCTATATGGTAACTCATAGTTCCCTCATCTCATCATGTAATACATCAGGGTCGGGAGAGTCTAATCCACACTCACCATACTCATGATACTCATCGCAGTCCTCGCACGCGTCTTCCGCTTGAACTCGGATACGCTCTATAGTAGAGCGATACTTGTATTCTTCCCAGTCATAAGAGGCAATCTCCTCTGCTTGGACATCATCATCAGCCTCTATTTCGAACTCGAACTTAACCCATACCTCAGCGGTATATGGCACAGCATCTTCTGAAGGAATCGGTCTAGCCATTGTAGTAGTCCTGTCTAGTAAGGGAGTCCAGTATATAATTGAACTCAGGTCGGTCTGCCTCAGGTGGCGTGTTATGGTCGAAGACTATGGAATAACCATCATCATCATTCCAGTATAGCCTACCTACATACTCGCCGTCAACCTCACCAGTGTTAAGCATAAATTGCTTGACCCAGGATTTTACTACTGGGTGTGAGGACTGTATCATATATTTATTTAGTAACTCTTCTCCAGTTACTTCTTGCGCTATCTTGTGTGGTGTCATGCTATCTCCTTATCATCGGTATTAGGTATTCTTCATCGTACCATGCCTTGCTTTTCTCTGCATACTGATATCTGTCAGCATCGGGCGACCAGCACAGGCATGTGTCATTATACATACCTGAGCAATCGTAGCATGTGAAGCACATCTCGCAGTAATACGGATTGGCATCCTCATACGGGATTGCATCACAGGTCGGACAAGTGTAGTCCAGTGGATAGTTGGCTATATCGTCGTAGGTGAAGATTCTGTCGGCTAGATTCCTCGGCTTGGTTTGTGTCGGAGCGGATGCCCATGAGTAGTAATCGGTTATTTTGTATGTCGTGTTACTCCACCAGTTACCTTCGTTATCCCAATGACCAGCATCTTCGTTGATAATGTAGCAGTATTCCTTGGCGTTAGGGTCTACTGTGAGGACAGCAATCTTGCTACCCGTAGCCCACTTGCTGACTATCTTCCATACATTGTCATCATCTAGAGCGGTAACGCCACCCATAGCAGGTAGGACATCTTCGGCAAAGACTCGAGTATCACTACGCTTATCTGTCGCATCTATCTGAACATCTAGAATGCCGTTGTGCGCTAGATAGGTCTGTTTATCACCGCCTACTATGAACGGATGACAGTTATCTTCGTTCTTAACGCCATGCGTTGCTAGTCTAGCATGATACATGGCATAACTATCGGGGTATTGCTTGCGGACTTGTAAGAACTCCGCAATTACTTTCTTGGCACTCATGCCACGACCTCGGATGATTTCGTTACCAGCAATTACTGCGTAACCGAATCCATGAGGATTATTACAAGAAGCACAGTCTAAGTCCTTCTTG